CTTTACACCTGACCCTGATGCTGATGACTTTGTTGCTTACGACAGTCTGACAGAGGCTACTGTATTGGGCTGGGTACACGCAGAGGTAGACCAGAGTGCTACTGAAGCGGCACTGACAGCTAACATCGAAGCGCAGAAAAACCCTGTGTCTGCTGATGGTATGCCGTGGTAAAACATGCGCTACTTTGTGTTCTTTGTTCTTGTGACTTTGTCACTGTCAGGTTTTGCTCAGAATAGAGCAGAGGTTGAAGGAGAAGTAGAAGTAGAAGGTATTCCTTCTGTACTACCAGACAACGATCAAGAAGGTGACTTGAACAGCAACACACAAGTCGGTGGTAATAACACAGAAGGTAGTTACAACAGCAGCAAGACGTACAACGGAGCAGGTTCAAGTGGTATGCCTGTCAACACAGCAATCAGCCCTAGTTTGATGTCTAACGGTTCTGAAAGCTGTCTCCAAAGTATTACAGGTGGTGTGCAGTTGGTGGGTCTTGGTTTGTCCTCTGGTAAGTACATGCAGGACACTGAGTGCAACAGAAGGAGAGACAGTATTACTCTTTCTAACATGGGTATGAAGGTAGCAGCTGTATCGCTAATGTGTCAAAACCCTAACGTATGGAGAGCTATGATGATGTCTGCTACTCCTTGCCCTATCATCAAGAATGGTAAGTTAATAGTAGGCAAAAGCGCTTTACTAGAAATTAAACGTAACCCTGAGTTGCACATTGTGGACTACTCAGAAAGCAAGGACTACTACGACAACATACTAGGAGTTGGCTCGAATGACACGACTGAGGTTGAAAGCACTACTAGCGTTTCTGCTCGTTTCCGCACCAGCGTACAGTAACGAGATTGACGACCTAGTTAACGCTAGTCAGTCCATACGTGACACGTTTAAGTACGGCATCAAGGCTGTTGGTGGTTTACAGGCTTACGCACCTTTAGGCGGCATTGCTCCAACAGGGACTGTAGACCAAGGCAAGATTAGCTACAACCAGTCTAAGGCTTACAACGATGCTCTAGCTGCTGTACAAAACGCTACGTACACTTATGATCCTGGCGCTCAAGAGTACTTTGATAATCAGGCACAACAGGCCATGAATGAAGTCAACGCCGCTGTAGATGCGTACGTACAAGCTGCTCAGGTAGTGATTGAAGTAGCCACAGTTAACGAGATGGCTCAGGACGCACAGGAAGCTGGAGACGAAAGAGGTGCTATGGCACTGCAGGAGTACATCGAAGCTAACGACGTTGTGCTTTCGGACGCAGAGGTAGACTTCTACAACGAGTCTTTGGACAACGTAGAGTCCGCTGCTCAGACCGCTGCTGCGTACTTTGCTGTTGCTAATGACGAAGAACTGGTAGCTACAGCGGACGAAATGGCGTACGACATTAGAGTTACCTATGCAGAGGCTGCTACTTCTTTCTTTGACGTCGCTACTTCAGCAGTATGGGTATCGTTTGACGGTGGTGAAACAATACAAGGTTTAGCTTTAGGTGGATACTTTGTAACTGTTGAGTCTGTTCTTATTGAAGGTGAAGACACAGAATTCTTTAGAACTTCACCAGAAGGCGGTTGTTGGTTTGCTCCGGACTATGAGGCGTGTCTAAATGGCGCTTGATGATCTAGAGTTAAACATAGGTGGACAGTCGTTTAAGGGTGTTTACGTAGCAGTAGTAGTGTCCTTTGCGTCAACTATTGCTGGTGGTATCTGGACAGCCTCAGAATTCTTTAGCCGTCTAGAGGCTCAGGAAGCCGCTGTAGAGGCTGCAGGAGTAACCGCTAGTACCCTACAGGCTAGGTTCGAAGATTTGCGTGAGAGCCAAACAGAAGCCTTACAGGGCTACCAAGTGACCATAGCTAACATGCAGCAGTCACTAGAAGACAACGACGTAGCTAGTCTGCAGGGTAAGTTAGCTGAACTAGGCACAAACCTAGAAGCGATCATGGAAGCACAGAAGGAATTGTTAGACCTACGTGACCGTGTAGCAGCAGTAGAAAAGTCTAACGCAGAAGCAGTACTAAGGGTAGACAACAGGCTTGAGTCACTCAAAGACACTAACGAAAGACTTAAGCGTATACAAAAAGAAATAGACGATATCTGGCTTGGCCTAGATTCAATAGCAAATCCTTTGGGGTAACGCATGACAAAGACAGAAGAATTACTAGCTAGAATCGAAGGTCACGAAAAAGAGTGTGCTGTACGTTACGAAATGATTCAAATGCAGTTAGACGAAGGCGGTAAAAGATTTGACAAGCTAGAGCGTATGGTTCTGTCTATCTACCCTTTTATTATAGCTAGTATTGTTGTTGCGGAGTACTTCAGATGATGCAAGCACTAATTGGTCCTATTGTTAACCTTGTGGGCGGACACCTGCAGCGCAAGGCAGAAGAAAAGAAAGCTGTACATGAGCGTAAAATGGTAGCCATACAGCAAGACGCAAACTGGGAAAACATACATGCAAACAACGCGGCTAACTCGTGGAAAGACGAATGGTTTACCATCTTGTTTTCAGTCCCTTGTGTACTTGCGTTTTTTCCCTCTATGGTTCCTGTAGTTATGGCAGGCTTTGAAGCACTAAACGGCATGCCTGAGTGGTACAAAGGATTCTTAGGTGCTGCTGTAGCAGCGTCGTTTGGGCTACGTGGTTTAGCTAACTGGAAGAAGTAAACTATGGCGTATTACGTAGGCACACAACAGTTTCCTAGTATTTACGATGCCGTTAGGTACTTAGCAGCTAATCCTCAACCAGGAGCTACTATTACGTCTACGCCTGTACAAAGTAAACCTGCGCCTCCAACAAAATCAGGAATGCTTACTGGTACAGCAAGTGACCCAACAAAAAGACAGCCTGGAGAAACTGGGCCGTTTGACCCAACAGGTGGTCCTGTAGGTGGAACAACAGAAGAAACAGGAACTGACACACCTGAACCTGCTCCAGCACCTGCACCAGAACCAGAACCAGAGCCTGAACCTGAGCCTGAAGGTGTAACTACGTTTACATTCTTTAGAGGTGTCGAAACAGGTGATGCTAACCCTAATGCGCTGTATGCAAGAGGTGACGCTACTCAAGTAACTGAAGCTGAACTACGTGAGTACTTCAATGACGAAGGCTCTAGAATGCTTCAGCAAGCCTTCGGTGACTTTGATAACTATCTTGCTTACATGACTGAGCGAGAAGAGTTAATTCAAGCTGGTGACTACGATGTAGGTAACTGGGACGAATACACTGGAGGACTAACTGAAGACCAGCTAATGATCCTTGAAGGCGAGGATCTTACTCAATACACCGATAGCGATCAAGACGTTTACACCGAAGCCTATGGTCAGCGAATGCAGGAGCAGTCTTCTGCTTATGATCGCTGGGTCAACTCTGAAGAAAACCAAGCGTTACTAGCTAAGTACGGCGTAGGTTCTACAATCTACAACCAAGACGGCGACAAGTACGAGTGGAACGGCTCTGCTTATGTAAAGACTTACAAAGTAGACGACCACATGAGTTTTGGTGATTACCTGAAGTTAGGTATTCAGATAGCTGCTGGTGCTGCTCTTGGTGGTGCAGGAGTTGGTTCTACTGTTTCTTCAGCACTAGGCTTAAGTGGTACAACAGCTGCTGCTGTTTCTGCTGCTGTTAATTCAGTTCTTTCACAAGCAACAACCAGTATTTTAAGAGGCGAAGGTGTAGACATAAGTCTCGAAAGCATTATTCAGTCTGCTATTACTGGAGGAATACTAGACACCGACGCTGCACAGGAAGCACTCCAAGCATTAGAAACAGGTAGTGAGTTTGCTGACGCTGTTATTCAAGCTGGTGTTATTAACGCAGCAACACAGCTAGTCACAAGTGGTGAACTTGATGCTGAGCAACTTGCACAAGCAATGCTTCAGGCAGGTCTTTCTGACCAGTTTAGTGAGTACTTAGAAAGTCTAGAGGACATGGCAGGGTCAACAGTTGACCAGCTTGAGGACTTCTTTAGAGGCTGGGTTCCTGACGTAAGTGTTATTGAAGACTTTTTGTCACAAATAGAAACTGACTTAAACACTGACATTTCTGACTTCCGTGAACAATTTGAAAGTATTGTGGAAGGCGTTGGAGACGTTGTAGAAGAAATAGACGAAGACGAGCTAGAGTACCGAATGGGCGAAGGCTACGTTGATCCTGGTTCGTACGACTATTACATTGACCCAGACGGTAATAGAATTTTAAGTCAGGACGTTGACGTAACTTATGATCCAAACGACGGTACTTATAGAGACGCTGACGGTAACATATATGAATTAGGCGGAACTGCAGTAGTAAATAACGACGGTACTGTTGATTACTACGACGGTTACATTGAAGACGGCGCTTCTATTATTGCTTCAGGAGAAATTCAGTTAGGTCAGGACGGTATCTATGACTCTGACGGTAATCTTGCTTATTATCAAGACGAAGGTCAGTGGTACGACGCTGAAGGTAATATTGTAGATGACCCTGCTCTTGTAGACCAATTAGTAGGTTTAAGCGAAGGTCAGGTTCCTTATGATCCTAGACAACCTTCAGATACTGATTTTCAAACTGCTATTGATAGCGCAGTAGAACAACAAGACATTGGTTCCATTGTTGACCACATGACAAGCATTGGAACAGGAGTAGACGCTAACGGATTCTTTAGTCTTTCTGATTCAGATCAAGAAGTACTAATGGGTTTGTTTGGTGTTTCAACTCAAGAAGAGTTAGTTGAAGCACTAGCTCAGTCAGGATACACAATACACACTGACGGCACTCAGGTAGTAATAGACTTTAACTACGACAGAAGTGAAGAGTACGGTCAGATTAATGACGTAGACGAATCTGGCAACATTATTGGTGTACGAGACCCTAACGAACCAACAGAAATTTTTATAGATCCTGACTACGATCCTCCTGAAGAAGCACCTGAGCCGGAACCAGAGCCTGAAACAGGAGGTGGCGGTGGTGGCGGAGGTGCTTCTACTACTGCTCCTCCTGACGATGACGACCCACTAGCTGACACTGTTCCTACTGCTGACGACACAGCTGAAGAAATACAGAAGGAACAAGCCAGAGCCGCTGCAGAGGAAGCACAAAAAGAACAATCTGCAGAAAGACAACAGAAAGAAACTCAAGCAGCAGAGCAACAACAGAAGGACGCAGACGCTGCAGCCGAACGTGCTGCTAAGGACGCTGCTGCTGAAGCTGCTAAGGACGCCGCTGAGCGTTCCGACAAGGAAACTGCTGAAGAAGCTGAGAAAGAAGCTGCTGCAGAAACACAGCAGAAGGAACAACAGGCTGCAGAAGAAGCACAGAAGGAAGCTACTGCTGAGACTGAGCAGAAGGAAGCTGAAGCAGCCGAACGTGCTGACAAGGAAGCTCAAGCAGAGACTGAACAAAAGGAAGCTGAGGCTGCTGAAAGGGCAGACAAGGAAGCTCAGGCTGAAACTCAGGAAAAGGAACAGCAAGCTGCTGAGGAAGCTAAAAAAGAAGCTCAGGCTGAGACTGAGGAAAAAGAAGCAAGAGAAGCTGAAAAAGTTGAAAAAGAGCGTCAGGCAGAAACCGAAGCAAAAGAAGCTGAGGAAACTGAAAAGGACGCCGAAGAAACTCAAAAGGAACAACAGGCTGAACAGGAAGCTAAGGACGAAGCTGCTGAACAAGTAGAGAAAGAAGCTGAAGCTGAAACTGAAGAAAAGGAACAGCAGGCAGCAGAGCAGGCACAGAAGGACGCTGAGGCAGAGACTCAAGAGAAAGAAGAGCAGGCAGCGGAAGAAGCTCAAAAGGAAGCTGAAGCAGAAACCGAAGAAAAAGAAAGGCAGGCTGCTGAAGAAGCTCAGAAAGACGCTGAAGCTGAAACTGAGGAAAAGGAAGCTCAAGCTGCAGAGCAAGCTCAAAAGGACGCTGAGGCAGAGACTCAGGAAAAGGACGTAGCTGAACAACAGCAAAAAGAAGCAGAAAACCAAGAGAAAGAAACTCAGGCTGAGCAACAAGAAAAAGAGGCTGAGAATCAAGAAAAGGAAGAAGCTGCTGCTGAACAGGCTAACAAAGAAGCTGAAAACCAAACTAAAGAAGAGCAAGCGGCTGAACAAGCTGCTAAAGAGGCAGAGACTCAGGAAAAGGAAGCGATAGCAGCTGAGGAAGCTGAGAAGGACGCTGAGCAGACACAGAAGGAAGCTCAAGCTGAAACTCAGGAAAAGGAAGAGGTAGCTGCAGAGGAAGCTAGAAAGGAAGCTGACGCAGAAACTGAAGCTAAGGACGCAGAGACTGCTGAAAAAGACGCTCAGGCTGAAACTGAAGAGAAAGAAGAAGCTGCCGCAGAAAGAGCAGAGAAGGACGCTCAAGCTGAAACTGAAGAAAAGGAAGCTGCTGAAGAGACTAGAAAAGAAGAAGCAGAAGAAATAGCCAAGGAAGCTGCCGAAGAACTGCAGAAGGAAGAAGCAGAGCAGACTGAAAAAGATCAACAAGCTGAACAAGACGATAAGGATCAACAGGCTGCTGAAGAAGCTGACAAGGAAGCCGAAGCGCAAGAGAAAGAAGCTCAAGCAGAAACCGAAGACAAGGAAGCCGAAGCGCAACAAAAAGAAGAAGTAGCTGCTGAAGAGGCACGTAAAGAAGAACAAGCTGCCGAAGAGCAAGCTAAGGAAGCTCAAGCAGAAGCTGAAGACAAGGAAGCTGAAAACCAAGAGAAAGAAGAAGTAGCTGCAGAGGAAGCTGACAAAGAAGCTGAGGCTCAAGAGAAGGACGCTGAAGAGCAAGCCAAAGAGCAACAAGCAGCAGAGGAAGCAGATAAGGAAGCTGAAGAGCAACAAAAAGACGCTGAGGAAGCTGCTAAGGACGCTGAAGAGGACGAGAAGGAACAGCAGGCTGCTGAAGAAGCTGGCAAGGAAGCTGAGCAAACTCAAAAGGAAGCCGCTGCTGAAACTGCAGAAAAAGAAGAAGTAGCTGCCGAAGAAGCTCAGAAGGAAGCCGAAGCTGAAACAGCAGAGAAGGAAGCTGAGGACGAAGCTAAGGACGCTGAAGAGGCTGAAAAGGAAGCTGCTGCTGAAACTCAAGAGAAGGAAGAAGCCGCAGCAGAAAGGTCAGAGAAGGAAGCTGCTGCTGAAACTCAGGAAAAAGAAGAAGCAGAACAAGCACGTAAAGAAGAAGCTGAGCAAGCACGTAAGGAAGAAGCAGAGCAAACACGTAAGGAAGAAGTAGCAGCAGAAGAAGCCGCTAAGGAACAAGCAGCTGAAGAGCAAGCTAAGGAACAAGCCGCTGCTGAAGAAGCCGCTAAGGAACAACAAGCGGCTGAAGAAGCTACCAAAGACGAGAATGCTCAGAAGGACGCTAGTGCAGAAACCGAAGCTAAGGATGCTGAACAAGCCAATAAGGACGCTGCTGACGAACAGCTAGAGAAGGATCTTGAGTCTTCTGAGCAAGAGCGTAAGGACACCGAAACACGTGGTAAGGACACTACAGGAACTGGAGACGGTGCAGGAGATGGTACTGGTGCTGGAACTGGTGTAGGAGACGGTACTGGAACTGGAGGCGGTTCAGGTGCTGGAACAGGGACTGGTACTGGTGATGGTTCAGGACCTGGTGTTGGTAGCGGGACAGGCATGATGGCAGCTGCGGCAGCACCCCAAAGAACTGACTTTAGTCCTTTCATGTCAGGCATTACTTACGAGTTGCCTACTTTAGAAGAAATAGGTCAAGCACCACAAGTTGACTACGTAGCGTCTCTGGAAGAAACATTAGGTCCAATCGGAATAACAAGCAGTTTGTTTAAGGAATATATCGGATGACATACTTGAACCTTATGAACAACGTGCTACGCAGACTGCGTGAAGAAGAAACCACGTCGGTTACTAGCACTACTTATAACAAGATGGTTAGTGACTTTATTAACGACGCTAAGAAGTTAGTAGAGGAGTCTAACGACTGGTCAGCCTTGAGAAGCACTATTACTGTTTCTACTACAGCTGACGACAATACGTATTCCTTGACGGACTGTGGTGACAACGTAAAAGTTATGTGTGTTCTTAACGACACTAGTAACGTCTTTATGGAGTACCAAAGTAAGGACTGGTTTAACGAGCAACTGTACATCAATAACGCTGCTACAGGCGCACCTATGTACTACACGTACAACGGCCTTGACGCTAGTGGTGACACGCAAGTACTCGTAGGTCCAACACCAGACGGTGTGTACAGCTTGCGGTTTGACGTGATTAAACGACAGGCTGACTTGAGTGCTAACACTGACACACTGCTAGTACCTTCACAACCTGTGATACACCTAGCTGTTGCTTTGTTGGCTCGTGAACGTGGTGAAACAGGAGGAACTTCTACTGCTGAGTACTTTGGTATTGCTGATAGGTACTTGTCTGACGCTATCGCAATAGACGCAGCTAAGCATCCAGAAGAAATGTACTTTAGGACTATCTGATATGGCTCAAGAACTACGTAGCATTAATCTTGTAGCACCAGCGTTCAAAGGTATTAACACCGAAGATTCGCCGTTGGCACAAGACCCGTCGTTTGCAGAGATTGCAGACAACGCTGTGATTGACAAACGTGGTCGTATTGCGGCACGTAAGGGTCATAGTGTTATTACAACTGACAAGACAGCGTTAGGCTCTGGTTCTATCAGAGCTATAAAGGAGTTTGAAAGAAGTAGTGGTAGCAACGTAGTTCTGTCTGTAGGCAACAACAAGATATTCACAGGCACTACTACGCTTACTGACGCTACACCTGGTAGCTACACGATCACAGCAGACAACTGGAAGATTGTTAACTTTAACGACAAGGCGTACTTGTTTCAAGCTTCCCATGCACCTTTGGTGTACGACGGTACTTCCGTAGTCCGTCTAGACTCAGTAGCGGGTGCTGCTGGTGTTGTGCAAGGTAATGAAGTTTGTTCTGCTTATGGGCGTCTTTGGGTAACAGGTCTTAGCACCAGTCCTTCTACTGTTTATTGGTCTGACTTGTTGATAGGTCATGACTACTCAGGCGGCACTAGTGGGTCCATTGACATATCCAAAGTCTGGCCTGACGGGTACGACGAAATTGTTGCTTTGGCTGCACACAACGGCTTCCTTATCATTTTTGGTAAGCACAGCATTGTGGTGTACCAAGGAGCAGAAGCACCAGCTACAATGACATTGGTAGACACTGTAGCAGGCGTTGGTTGTGTAGATAGAGACACTGTGCAGTACACTGGTACTGACGTACTGTTCCTATCACACACTGGTTTGAAGAGCTTTGGACGCACAATACAACAGAAGTCCATGCCTGTTAGCAGTTTGTCAGGAAACATTACTAAGGACATCATTAATGCCCTGCAGACAGAAAACACGTTCTTTAGGTCTGCTTATAGCCCTGAAGAAGGTTTTTACTTACTAACTTTTGTAGGTCAGGACAATACCTACTGTTTCGACGTTAGAGGCACAACAGAAAACGGTTCTTACCGTGTCACTCGTTGGCCTTCTACAGGCTTCACAGCCTACACACGTTTGGACAACGGTGACTTTTACATAGGCACGTCAGAAGGTATTAGTCAGTACGTGGGTTATCAGGACAACGGTTTAGGCTACCGCTTTAAGTACTACAGCCCAAGTTTGACATTTGGTGATAGCTCCCGCATCAAGATTCTTAAGAAGCTAAAGCCTACGTTAGTGGGTGCTAACAACGCAACAGTATTTATGAAGTGGGCGTATGACTTTGAAGGTACGTACGCAACAGCAGAGTTTACAGTAGGAGACCAGATTACTGGTTTCTTCGGTGAGAGCGAGTACACAACTGTGGAGTTCACAGGTGGCGCTTTGACCAACCAAAGAAGTTTAAATGCAACAGGCTACGGAACTAGTGTTGTTGTAGGTTTAGAAGCAGAGATTGACGGTTCACAGCTGTCACTACAGGAGATCAACGTAATGGCTTTGATAGGTAAATTACTATGAGCGACACATTAAGACAACTATTGGGTTTAGGTGCTTTAGGCGCTGGTGGTTTACTTACAGGTAAAGCTTATCAACGCCTTGGCGACATAGGTGAACAAGCAAGAAGGGAAGCAGGCGACATTGCTACTACTGGTGTAGAGCAAACACGGTTTATGCCCTTCACAGTAACGACAGGAACAGGAGGAGCATTAACTACTACTCCTGAAGGTGGTCTTACTGTAGGCTTGTCTCCTCAAGAACAGGCGTTCCAACAGCAGATGTTTGGAGGTGCAGGTCAGTTTTATCAACAGGCTATGCAACCTACGCAGGCACGTGAGCAGGCTGTCTTTGAACGAATTAGGGAAGCACAGCGTCCTGAAGAGGAACGTCAGAGGCTTGCTACTGAAGAGCGTCTAGCGGCACAAGGACGCTTAGGTTTGCGTACAGCGCAGTTCGGAGGCGCTCCTGAGCAGTTTGCTTTGGCTAAGGCTCAGGAAGAAGCACGTAACCAAGCGATGCTAAGTGCAATGCAACAGGCGCAAGCTGAGCAGATGCAACAGGCACAGCTAGGTGGTCAGTTCATGGGTGCTAGTTACACACCTCAAGCGCAAGCATTGAACGTCCTACAAGCAGGTATGCCAGCTGCACAAATGGCGCAACGTGGTCAGCTGACTGGCGCTGGTTTGTTTGGTGAAGCACAAATGGGTGGACTTGAGGCACTGCTTGGTTCAGGTCTTGGACAAGCTAACCTCTACGGTCAACTAGGTACTGGTCTCCTGTCAGGACTGTTGACACCACAGCAAGTTGGCATGGGTGGCGGTGTTACTGAGATTGTTAACCCACTGTTCGATCTATTAGGCATAGGAGGCTAAGATGGCTACGTTTTCAAAAGGAATAATACAGGGTCTTATGCAGCCTGCATTTGGTCAAAACCTGTATGAAGTAGGTAGAGCAGCAGCAGCTGGTCCTGCTATGACTAGAGCGTCACAGCGAATGAAGGAACAACGTGAGCAAGAGGATCTTGCCAGACGTGGTCTGTTAACTAATGCGCTTTCTGGAACACTAACTCCAGAAGTTCTTGCAGAAAGAGCAGGAGAACGTGGTGTTTCAACACAAGATATTTTACAAGGACTTCAAATTCAAGAAACAGTTCAACAACGTGGTAGAGAAGCTGAAGAACGACGTAAACAGCCTATTCAAGAAAGAGGTAAAGGCCGTTTAAAAGCTATCGCAATGAACAACGATTTTGATCCTCAAAACGATAAAATGTTAAATGGCTACTTAGGAATGGCTGAAGCAATGCTTGTTTCACCGGACGAAGCCATGGATATTTTAAAGGAAGCAAAAGGTATCGGAACTAAAAGAGTTGTTAAAACTGATACTGTAGTTCTGAGAGACGCTGTAGGTAATAAATTTAATGATATTACTACTCATTTTGCTGACGGAACACGAGATCAAACCACATTGGCTGTAGCTGGTAACAGAAAAGGTAAAACTAAAGCTGGTCTTGAATATACAGGCGAAGAGCCAATAGGTGATACTATTATTATTTCTCGAACAAGCGGCGTCGGTGGCGAAGATAGACCACGTTTAGCACAAAATGTTCAAGAATCTAAAGACTTTGGTGAATTAAAGGTACAGGCTTCTGATAAAATTTTAGATTTAGTAGCAGAAAGAGACAACATAATAGCAGCGGTTAATCTTTTGGATACTTTTGAAACTGAAGGAATTGCAGAAAGTGTTGCTAACTTTATTCAAAGAGAAGGAGGCATTCAAGATCCTAACAAAGCAGAATACGAGTTAATTGTTGGTGAGGCTATGTTTAGTAGGTTAAAGCCTTTGTTTGGAGGTGTAATTAGTGATAGCGAGCGAGAAGCAATCAAAGCTTTATATGCTAATTTAAAAAGAGGCAACCCCGCAAACAAACGTATTTTAATGCGTCTTAAAACGATTGTAGAAAAAGCTATACAAAAACAAAACTTATTAAGAAATTCTGAAACTTTAGAAGATTACAATAGAAAACTAGATAAGTTTTTTGAGAAAACAGGAACTGACAACTATATTGCTCCTCCAGAATCTAAAGAAGAAAAACGACAGCAAGAAGATGTAAAATATATTTGGAATCCAGAAACTCAAAGCTTGGAGCCAGCATAATGCCACAAATAGTAAGCACACCACAAGGAAACATAAGTTTTCCTGATGACATGTCAGAAATGGAAATACAAGCAATATTAAGAAAAGAGTTTCCAAAAGGTTCTGTGCCTCCTCCTAGCGAACCTTTTGATATTTCTGACTTAACTCCTGTTGAATCAAAACCAATGGGTAGAAGAGAAGCAATGAATAAGGCTGCTGGAAACTACGTAGACTTTCTTACAGGTAATTTAGACATTCCTGCTGGAATAGGAGGTAGTATTGTAGGCGCTGCACAAGGAGCACGTTTCGGACCTTATGGTGCTATAGCTGGAGCCGTACTTTTAGGCGCTGGTGGTACAGGTGCAGGTTCTTTAGCTTCTGATTTGTTAACGGAAGAAGAGCTTGATTATGCAAAAGCTATCAAAGGGGCTGCAATAAGCGCAGGGTTTGATGTAGCAACTTTAGGTTTAGGTAAAGTAGTAAAAGTTGCTTTTGCTCCTCTTATTAAAAGAGCGTTTAATCAAGGAAAAACACCTGAACAAGTATTAAAAGAACTTTCTGAAAAGGCTGGAGCAGAACCAGCAGAAGCAGGATCTAGAGAATCTTTATTAGAAACTCAAAGATTTTTGTCAGAAAGAGGAGCTACTTTATATCCTAGCCAAATAGGAGAAGCAGGTCTTCCAGAAGTTATGGAAAACATATCTAGAATAGGTATGACTTCTTCTCCTCTAATTACAGCAAACGCTAGACGTATTAATGAAATAACAACTAATGAGTTAAACAACTTATTCAGTAAAAACTACATAGAAGTAGGGACAGACCCTGATAGTCTTGGTTATGCTGCGTTTTCTATTATAGATGCAGGTAAAAAGGCCGTAAACGCTAGTTATGGATCTACTATAGATGAGATAATTGTTAGAGCAGGAAATAAACCTGTTCCTGTAAAACCTATAGTTGACGCTTTTGAAAAATTCAAGGCAGATAACGTAACTGCTGGAATTGAAGGACCTTTGTTAGAAGACGCTACTCTAGAGGTTATTGATAATATTGTTTCTAGACTTTCTACAGAAACTTCAGTAACAATGCCTATATCCTCTTTGTTAAAATTAGACAGTCTTATTAATCAACAAATTAGCAAAGTAAGCGACATTAGTAGTCAAGCTTATAATTCTAATGCTACAAGGGAACTTACTCAAGCATCTATACAAATAAAAGGAACTATTCAATCTCTTTTAGAGAAAGTAAGTCCAGAAACAGCTGAAATTTATAAAGTAGCTAAAAAAGAATATGCCGAAGGTATACAAGGCATATTGCCAGAGATGAATTCACGTTTTGTAAACAACGCAAATAAAGGTAATTACACCGCTATAGGAAATCTTATTTCAAACACGGGTAATTTGTCACAATTAAAAGCATTAAAAAACTCTATGCAGGAGTCTTTTAAAAGAGTTAGTAAAGAGCAGGAAAAACTTCCTGGCTTTGTTTCTCAAGATGATGCAAACAAACTAATAAAACTTGCTTTCTTAGAAAAGACTTTCCCTACATTGTCTGCAGGAACTATTAAAATAGAAGACTATGCAAATTTAGCTAAGCGTTTTTCAAAGCCTGCTGAACAAGCAAGAATGAGAATAATTTTAGGGGATGACTACGGAACAACAAAAAGACTTATAAATTTAATGCAAGAAGCTTCAGAAAAATCAAACAGTAATTTAGGTATTTTGGCTTTAAGGTCAGAAGAATATAGATCAATTTCTAACGGACTTCAAGCAACCATGATTCCTGGATCAGCTCTTGGTGGTCCTGCTTTTTGGGCTACGGCTGGTGCTGTTCTTACGGTTCCTCGTATGATGGCTAATTTAGTAACTAATCCTAAGTATGTTAATAAATTAATAACTTTTCAAAATAAAGATTTTAAAACAACAGACGCAATGCAAGCAGCGGCAGCTACTTTAATTGGTGACATTTGGCTTGCTTTACCAGAAGAAGAAAAACAAGCTATTTTAGAACAGGTCTTTGAAATGGGCCAACAAGAAGAGCAATAAAAAAGGGGTCATAAGACCCCTTAAGTTTACAACTCACAGTTATTACCAGTGCAGGCTAACTGTTGAGACCCTTCCGTCATATCTGAGTCTTCTGAGATTGCCCAATCAATGGTCTCAGGAAACTCTTTCTTCAGCTTCTCATAGGTCTCTAAGTCTATGGGTTCATAAGGCGCTTGTTGGTACGTATGTTCGGAATAAGGGAGAAAACTAACTCCACTTATCTTGTCGAACTTGTTGTACAACCACTGACCCACTTCCAAGAACTCATCGTCACGGTAGTAACAGGTCATAGACGGCTTATGTTCACACCAGTAGTCCTGGTAAATTTCCCATAGCTCAAGTTGTTCCATTGCTCCCATCTCAGACGCCACCACAGCGCCTTCAGGAGACTTTATTGGGAAGGAGAATACCTTAGTACTAGGAGACATTACGTCGTCCTCTACGGGTATTCCTGCTCCTTCAAGGACTGTACACAGTGGGTCTCTTGCGTCTGCTCTGACTCGTCTAATGTACTGGTGTGCGTATCGTGGATGTATACCACTAGCAGAATCCACCAGTTGACTAACAGTACCAGAAGGCTTAACGGCGGTGATAGCGCAACTAGTATTAATAGCCAGTCGGTCAGCCCATGATTTATTCGTAGCGATAGACTCTTCACGTAACTCAGTAAGCCATGTCTTGAGTACACCTTTGTCTCTCCTTCCCGACAACGTCGGATGATCCATGATGCCCGTCAAGCTAACACCAAGCAGTGCTTCCTCCTCTGTGTTGTTCTTCCATACCTTACGTAAGTAACGGAAGTCTGTTAAGGTAGCCTGTAAAGTTCCAAGGATAGTCGCAACACGAACTTTTCGTTTGAGGTCTGACAACGTATCGGATGCCCTGACAACAACTTCCGATAGATTACAGAACTGGTAAGGTCGGAGGATGATTTCGCTACATGGATTAGTTCCAAAATCATAGGTAGCATCTCGTCGCTCGTTCTTTGCAGCTTGTTTTTGGCTTGCAACTCTAGAGAACATACCTCGTTCTCCTGAACGGGACTCGTATAAACTTTTCCATTCATCTAAAAATGCCTCAAAGTCTGGCTTCTCAGTATAACACGCTGAGTTGTTCGCTAGTCCTCGTTGTGGATTGTCTTGCCACCACTGACCTGACTTACACCGTCGTAGTCTATCGTCAGTGAGGTTACTGAGACTGATGAGAGCACTTCGCCTAACTCCGCCGACGACAACGATTTGTGCAATCTTACAGCAGATATCGTGACACTCGATTGAGGAAAGCTTACGTCCAGCAGACGCCCTAAAGACCTCTGTGGTAAATTTAAAGAGGTCAACAAGAGGCTCCGCACCAGACGCTCTACCTCCAAAGGTTTTAAGGGCTGACCCTGCAGGTCGTACTCCAGATACGTCCCACTTTGGAAGCTGACCTGAATACAACAGGCTAATAAGTTCTCTGTAGGCTTTAGCCCATCCAATTTTGCTGTCAGCGACGTGTATAACGGTATCCGTGTCATGAAAATCCTCTGCTACTTCTGGCAACTTAGAAATGTACTGTCGTTCAACACTAAAGCCGACACCTGTGCCGCACATAAGTACGTACATCATTTCGTCAAACGCTTTAGGGTGGTCAATAGGTAAATAAGAGCAGTTAAAACCTGCTACGTTGTCACGGTCAAGAGCCTCACCTGCAGTCATCAAGGCTCTCATGCTAGGCATAACGTCTAGGTTGTGAATATCAGAAAAAATACCATTAGCTTCCTCAAGAGTAAGTCTGCCTTTTTCAACCCAGAAGTTGAGGTAACGGTCGATAGTTTCTTCCCAGGTTTCACGTCTTTGTTCTTCAGGCAAGTACCTTGCGTACCTGCTTTTGTGTATGTACTGTTGGTATGCGTCCATTAATTTATTTCCTTTATCAGTCGTTCAATGTACCAGCGACACTTACGTAAGTCCTCTACTGGCTTTCCTTTGTAGTCGTAGCGCCATAAGTACTTCAATGCGTTACCCTTTAAGTAGCCTCTGAACTCGTGTTCAGGCATGGACGCCTTGATTGCTTCTATCGCTTCGACAGCACCTTTGTTGTAATGATCCGGTTTGTTCACAGGGTCTACAGGTTTCCTAATAGACAAGTTGTTTAGTGCTGTTAATGTGTCCCATTCTTCAGGACTAGCTTGGTCAATACTCATAAGTCTCTTCCTCTTTAAATTCCTCATCAAAGAAGTCAAACCTGTTAATTAGTTTGTCTTCAAACCTGTCAAGCAACTGTTCAGAAGTAATCTCCAATGCTTCCAATAAGTCGTCAGGATCATACAGCTTCAGTAGCTTTTCCTTCATCTCCCCCAAAGTTAGTGACATAGTCAATTAACTCCTGCAACGTGTTCAACGTGTACCATAGTATTCCCTCTTTGTCGCACCACTGTGACATTGTCATCTTGGCACCTTTTCTTATTTTTTTATTGGGCTGCATAAGCACAAACACTAGTTGTTGTCCTGTAGGCAAGCTGTCTCTGACGCTGGTGTACTTCTTGGTGTCTCCGTCTCTGAAGTACCCTTTACACTCAACAAGGGTACCAGAAGCATTGTGAACAAAGTCAGGACGATAGTTACGCTCAATAACGTATGGAACTGTGAACGGCTCATAGTCAAAACCCTTAAGTATCTTGCTGACATCTTCTTCAAACGTGCTTCTAAATGCTGATTTCTTGGACCTTCGGCTCATTGAACACCTCTACTAAATAGCGTGGTCCTGACGAATAAGCAAAGGCTCTTACGTTAGGCCAACAGTTTTTCTTATAGGAACAGTAGGAACAGCCAGTGTCCAACTTCATGTTGCCACTCTTGCCGTCTTCCTTTGGCTGGTAGCAGTGCTTTGGTGGCTCAGGTTGCTCCACCATTGCTTTGATGTGGTCAATACGTTCACCAATGTCGTAACCGATCTTCTCATGGACAGGTGCTTGAGTGTCCTCATCGTCATACATGAGGTACGTCAAGTGACCGTTCTGCTTGTCCATGGCTAACCATCCGTACTTAGTTTGGCCTTCTGCTCTTGCATATCCTTTAATTTGAGAAACGTAGCCAAACGGGTCATCAAAAGCGAGACCTCCGTCTTTGAATTTTCTAAACCCATAAGTGGACACGCTTTTAACATCAGTGACAACACCGTCAATTTTGCAGTCCATAGAGCCACTAATACCGTTAACTTCACACTTTTTCTGTTCATCCGTCACCTCGTGACCCGCTGCTCGTGTGAGGAATAGTAACATCTCCTCAATCAAATGCCCGTACAGAAACTTAACGTACGTATGGCCCTGCATGTCGTCCATCTTTTCTACGTCATTCCAAACGTTCCAAAGGAAGCGGTCACTGCGTCCTATGTTGGACATGCGTAACTTCCTTGAGTCGTCACGCTTCTGTGTAAACTCGTGGCGCATGAGACGCTTAACGCCTTCACCAAAGGCTTCTATACATTCCTCAATGTCTACGCCTTCAGGTACTTCCTTAGTCTCTACCAGGTCATAGATGTCTTCTACTAGTGTGTAGATGTTTTTCATGGTTTAGCCTTAGTGGGTTTCTGCCCACGTAGTTCCGATTTGGTACTCTCCGTCCAACGGACATCTGAGTTTAAAGTGTACGCCTGACGCCTTGAGACATTCGACCGCAAGCCAACCGAATTTCTCTGCTTGTTCTTCAGCCACCTCCGATTGTACTTCATCATGTATGTTACCTATAAACTTGTAGTCAATATCCCATTGTTTTGCATAGTCGTCAAGGATAACCAAAGCCTTCTTCATGACGATAGCACCAGCAGCCTGTAGTAGTGTATTTAGTGCAGCATGTTCAGATCGAATCCTGAGATGTCTACCATCAAGTCCTCTGAGATAGCCTCGTTGAGCTGCTCTAGTAGTGTGTTCTCGTAGACTTTCAAGAGCAGGTGTATTTCGTAGGAATCTCTGTTTAAGTTGTGCGCCAGTTCTTGCGCTTCCTCCAACGATAGATCCGATTTTGGCATCGCCTGCTCCATAGAGGAAAGCGTAGATGAAAGTCTTTGCTTGAGGTCTTGTTTCAAGCCCAGCAGCCATTTGGTTTCTTGTATGAATGTCTTCGGTGAGTAGGACATTAGTAAATTCCTTATCGTTCATGTAGTGAGCTAACATACGTAGTTCAAGACCACTAGCGTCAAAACCTACGAGCTTCTTACCGTTAGGGACTGTCCAACAGGAGCGACACTCTTTACCGTAAGGACTATGACCAGCTGGAACTTGAGCCATATTAGGATTCTGGTGTGTCATGCGACCAGTAACAGCACCATTGCTAATGACTCTTCCGTGTACTCTACCGTCTTCCTTGGTAGCTTCCAGCCACGAGAGTACCTGCGCGTGGCGCTTCTGAAGCAACAGATATTCCAAAACTTTTGCCGCTTCAGGGACATGATCGTTTTGCTTAAGCGTCTTTTCGTCGACAACGGGCTTTCCGCTTGGCGTGAGTTCCGACCATACTGCACCTTTTGTTTCAAGTCTCTCTGCCACTTGTTGCCGTGAGCCGACATTGAAAACCGTAACCTTGTCTTTAAGACGCTTCTTGGTCTTCTCAGAATACCTCTCTTCGACAATGGGTGGAAACATCTCTTGTAGTTCGGACTGTATGTCATTCATGCCTTCCTTAAACGTAGCGCAGAGGTTGTTAGCTAAGTCCTGGTCAAGAAGCCAGCCGTTGTTTTCCTGCTGCTGTACTATCCACTGAACCTTGTGTTCAAGTTCCAAGCACTCCTTGTTTTCCCATTTGTCCATACCACTGACTAACTTCTGGTGTACTGCTTCAGTGACTGCTACGTCCTGTATGCAGTAGTCAATCATCTCCTGTGACAGACAAGAAAAGTCAGAATGGTCACCTTTGGGAAAGCCCAACTCATTCCCCCAATTCCTCAAAGAGTGACCACCTGACTTGCTAGGGTCAAAAAGACGTGAAAGTACCAAAGTATCGACTATGCGCTCAGAGGCCACAGAAACGTCCCAGAGACGTTTTAGGACAGGTATGTCGTACCCTATCAGGTTGTGTCCAACGACGCTCACAGAGCCTCTCAGAGCCTCACAGAGGCTGTCTGGAGTGGTATGTACAGTATCAACACCATTTTCCCTGGTTACTACGCACCAAATGGTCGTTGGGTCTAAACCGTCAGCTTCAAGATCCAAATAAATCATACTGTAGCTCTTCAGGCTCCACGTAGTCAGTTTCTAAGTAGTCCTTTTCTTCCATTGTCTTTTGTCTGTGACATATTGCACAAAGGACAATACAGTTTTCTAGTTCCTTTATTAGTCTGTCCCAAGAATAAAGATGGCCTTGCGACATCTTAAAGTTTTTCTTGTTTCTGTCAATGTGGTCAAACTCTAATGCTGCTGGTAATTTATTGTAGCCGCACTCTTGACACCCCTTTTCAGTTTTGTAGTTTTGAATGAACAGTTTTTTTTCTGTCTGTTGCATTCCTCTTCTTCTTTTTCTGTCTACCATCAAAAGTCCTCATTTGCATTAGGATTTGCGACTTCCTGTAACCTCCCTGTTTGTTTGTCGTACTGCAGCCAACAAGCGGGTCCAGTTTCACCTGTGTACCTATTCTTGAGGACTCGAACAGTAG